GTTGTTGCTCCCCTGATTCGCAACCTGGATCAGTATGAGGCATCCGTTGAAGGTGGTTCTAACTCCTGGAAGTGGGGTTCACGCACTCCTGGTGTTTATGGCAACTCCATCCGTGTTGTAATGACAGACGCTGGTGCCGATCAGATTCTGTCACTGGCACAACCCACAGCAAACGAATGGGACTTCAGTGGTACTGCTGATGTTGCATATTCACTGGGTAATGCAAGTGGTAAGGTCTACTCATACACAATCGTTGCAACTCTTGCATCACAGTCTATTGCTGGTGATTTCCGAGTTGGCGAATACTGGAGAGCAGAAACCAATTCCCTCACACCGTCTGCGATTGACGTACAGGGTGAGGTCGTTGCATACGATCCCGTTACTCGTAAACTGGAACTGAATGTCAACTATGTTCTTTCCTCCGATGTTCTGGAGCCTGGCGATGCTATCGCTTTGTGGACTCTGGAAACTGGTGGTTCAAGAACTGGTGATGTTGCAGTAATTCAAACTATTGAGCGTCAACTTCGCACCGTTCGTGCGTCAGGCGCAGAACTGTTTGCTCCAAACTATATGATCGAAGATGACAACGGTGGTGGTTCTGCAAACGTTCAGATCCTGTCTGTTCGTTCAGACTACGAAGAGCGTTACTTCGGTGGTAGCCAGAAGTGGATCAACGTTGCTCCTCGTCCCACAACTTCACCTTGGGTAGATGATCGTGCAGGTCGCAATGACCAAATGCACATCCTGGTCATCGACGGTGACGGCAAACTGACTGGTACTCCTGGTTCGGTTCTTGAGAAGTTCCTGTTCGTCTCCAAAGCATCCGATGCTCGTGGTGTACAAGGCGAAACTGTCTACTACAAGGATGTCATCAAGAACAACTCCACATATGTTTTCTGGGGTTCACACGAAACAGCATCGATTTTCGATGTTGACGCTGGTGCAAACGGTTCTATCGGTTTGAGTGGTGTTGGCAGATCATTTGACCTGTTCCAGCAAGCAGAAGCAATTCAGTCATCCGAAACTGCTGCTGCAAGAGAACTGATCGGTACTACCAATGGTTCAACCGCTAAGTTCAGTCTTGCTGGTGGTGTTGACGGTTACACCCTGAATCGTTCCGAGATCCTGGGTTCATACGAACTGATTAGCGACAAGGAAACTGTGGATGTAGATTACATCCTGATGGGTCCCTCACTGGCAGATGGTGCTGATACTATCGCCAAGGCACAAAAGATCATCGACATTGCAGCAACCCGTAAGGATTGTCTGGCATTCGTTTCTCCTCCTAGAAATGACGTTATCGGTCAAACCGATACAAACGTCATTGTAAACCGTAGTATTGATTTCTTCAATCAACTGTCCAGCACTTCATATGCAGTGTTCGACAACAACTACAAGTACATCTACGATAAGTACAACGACAAGTATCGTTACATTCCTTGCAACGCTGACGTTGCAGGTCTGACACTTTCGACAACTCTCAATGGTGAAGCTTGGTATTCACCTGCTGGTTTCAACAGAGGTCAACTTCGCAATGCTATCAAGCTTGCATATTCCCCTCTGAAGGATCACAGAGATCGTCTGTACGCTGCTCGCGTTAACCCTGTTGTTGCATTCCCTGGTCAGGGCATTGTCCTGTTCGGTGATAAGACTGCACTTGCTTACCAGTCTGCTTTCGACCGTATCAACGTTCGTCGCCTGTTCCTGGTTCTGGAAGATGCAATCAGCAACGCTGCTAAGACCCAACTGTTTGAACTGAATGACGAGTTTACTCGTGCAGGATTCAAGAATATCGTTGAACCCTTCCTCCGTTCAATCCAGTCACGTAGAGGTGTTATTGACTTCCTCGTAGTTTGCGACAGCAGCAACAACCCGCCTGAAGCAATCGATCGTGGCGAATTCTTCGCTGAAATCTTCGTGAAGCCCACACGTTCGATCAACTACATCACCCTCACCTTCACTGCGACAAGAACTGGTACTTCTTTCGCAGAGGTCACTAACTGATTCAAGAGAATTAACAACGGAGCAAATCAATGGCAGAACAGCAACCTGGACAGGTTGAGCTCTCTTCAGTGAGAGCTCCAATCTTCACTTTCCGAGATCAAGTAAAGGATTTCGCACGTCCTAACCTTTTCCAATGCGAAATCTATGCACCGCCGATTCTGCAGGGGGGCGTAAGCCCTTCTATCGGCGGGGTAGCTGGTTCATCAGCAAACGCTAGTGAAACAGCATCTGGTGCATCCACTCTGGGTGCTCCTGAGGTATCAGCATTCGGTACTTTCCTTGTTAAGGCAGCAAACATTCCCGCTTCTGTTGTGGGCGTGGTTGATGTTCCTTATCGTGGTCGTATGCTGAAGATCGCTGGCGATCGTACCTTTGAACCCTGGACTGTTACCGTTCTTAACGATCAGTCCTTCAAGTTCCGCGCATTCTTTGAGTCTTGGTCATCCAACATTCAAGCACTGCAGCAGAACTATCAGAACGCAAACACCATTGCAGATTATCAGGCATCCGCTAAGGTTCGCCAACTGGATCGCAAAGGTAACGTTGTTCGTACCTACAAGTTTGAAGGTATTTGGCCGAGCAACATCGGTGCAATTGAACTCGACTGGGGCAACAATGACACCCCCGAAGAGTACACCGTAGAATTCCAAGTACAATACTGGACCTACGATACCGATGTCAACACAGGCAACAATAGTGGGTCTGGCGCAATCTGATAAATAATAGAGTAACTGCTACAATTTGATGTCCCAACTTTTTGGTTATTCTCTTGAACGCGCTAAGAAGGGCCAGGCGACTGGTCCTTCTTTCGTGCGTAAAGAATCTGATGATGCCGCCACACCCTTGGCGGGAGGTGGGTTCTTCGGAACGTCTATTGATCTAGATGGTTCCTACAAAGACGAAGCAGATTTGATTCGTCGTTATCGAGAAATGTCGATCCATCCAGAATGTGATCGTGCTATCGATGACGTGGTTAATGAAGCAATTGCAGGTGAACTCGATGATACTCCCGTAGAAGTCGAACTCTCAAATCTGCAAGTAAGTAATAATATCAAAAAGAAAATCAGAGAAGAGTTTCACAATATTCTTCGCCTGCTAGATTTTGATAAAAAGGCTTATGACATTTTCCGTCGTTGGTACATTGACGGAAAACTATATTATCACAAGATGATCGATGTAAAGAATCCCCGTCGTGGAATTACGGAACTTCGCTATATCGATCCTCGTAAGATTCGTAAAGTTATTGAGTACGAACAGCAGAAGGATCGTCAGTATGTAGATCCCAGAACTATGGAAGCACAACTTGCTCCCAAAGCAGCTGAATACTACATCTACAATCCCAAAGGTCTTCGTGGTCTTGAAACATCTGGTGTAAAGATTGCTCCCGATGCCATCGCCTTTTCCCATTCTGGGCTGAAGGATATGAATAAGAATGTGATTATGTCACATTTGCACAAGGCAATTAAAGCACTGAACCAACTCAGAATCATCGAAGATAGTCTGGTGATCTACAGATTGTCTCGTGCTCCTGAGCGCAGAATCTTTTATATCGACGTTGGTAATCTGCCGAAACAAAAAGCAGAACAATACCTTCGTGAGGTTATGTCTCGTTATAGAAACAAACTTGTCTATAACGCAGATACGGGTGAGATCAGAGATGATCGCAAATTTATGTCTATGTTGGAAGATTTTTGGCTTCCTCGACGCGAGGGAGGGCGCGGGACAGAGATCACTACCCTTCCTGGCGGGCAGAACCTGGGCGAACTGGAAGACGTTAAGTATTTCCAGCGTAAGCTCTACCGTGCACTCAACGTGCCCGAGTCACGGTTGGAATCGGAATCCACTTTCAATCTTGGTCGTGCTGCAGAGATTACTCGTGACGAAGTTAAATTTCAAAAGTTTGTCACCCGTCTCCGCAAAAAGTTCTCTGAACTTTTCCACGATCTGTTGAAGACACAACTTGTTCTGAAAGGTATCATCTCCATTGAAGAATGGGATGAGATGTCAGAGCACATCCAGTATGACTTTGTTGCCGACAACTACTTCAGCGAACTGAAAGAGAAAGAAATTCTGACAGAACGTTTGAATCTTGTTAGTGCAATGGATCCCTATGCTGGTAAATACTTCTCCATTGATTACATTCGTCGTCAAATTCTTAGACAGACTGATGCGGAAATGGAGGAGATTGACAAGCAAATTGAGAAAGAAATTGCAGACGGTAAACTGGTAGATCCAGCATCCATTGATCCTGCAACTGGTATGCCATTGGAAGATCCTATGGCACAACAAGAGCAAGCACCAGAAGATCTGGGTCCGACAGGAATCGAAGCAATTGCTCCTGCTGATTACAAACGCGGAGAATTCTAAATAGTATTATATGAGGTTTTAATTATGCCGTCTATTGAAGCAATGGAAATCGTCAACAAATTGTTTTCGGGTTCAAAAGACCTGAGTACAGAAGTTGATGATGCTATGAAAGCAGTTGCTGTTCAACAACTTGAGTTGAAAAAACAGCAAATTGCAAAAAATTTCTTACAACCTGAAGAGGAAATCGAACAAGATGAAACTGATCACGGAGACGATTGAAGACGTACAAATCATCACCGAAGAAAAAGGTGGTGCCAAACGTCTTTACATTGAGGGAACCTTTCTTCAAGGCGAACTAAAAAATCGCAACGGGCGTATGTACCCCATCGCAACCCTTGCAAGGGAAGTTGATAAATACAATGAGCAGTTTGTTAAAACTGGTCGCGCACTTGGCGAACTGGGTCATCCTGATGGTCCAACAGTAAACCTTGATCGCGTTTCCCACCTGATTACTTCTCTTACACAAGAGGGAAATAATTTCCGTGGTCGTGCCAGAATCCTGGATACCCCTATGGGCAATATTGCCCGTAACCTTCTGGATGAAGGCGTAAAACTCGGCGTTTCTTCTCGTGGTATTGGTTCACTGAGAGAATCCCGTGATGGTGTAAAGATTGTCGCTGATGATTTTATGCTCGCTACTGCTGCAGATATTGTAGCAGACCCCTCCGCCCCCGACGCTTTTGTTCAGGGAATTATGGAAGGTAAAGAGTGGGTTTGGCAAAACGGTATTCTTAAAGAGTCCGAGATTGCTAACATTAAAAGACAACTCGACAATGCAGCATCTCGCAGAGTCCTGGAAGAAAGAAAGCTTTCCGCGTTCTCAGCATTCCTGAAAACTCTGTAAAGATAAATATTTCTAAGAATAGCAAAGACTACTAAGGAGACAACCAATGTCGCAAGATGAACAGGTAATGGTATCCGAAGAACAGCAAGAAGTCACCGAAGCTAAATTCGACGGTGCCGTTGCTGATGGTTCTTCTCTGGGTTCCGTAGAAGATCTGGGTGGTCCTACCCCCCAGAACAGCAAGCCGACTGATGACAGCAATAAAATGAAGTCGCCGTCACAAACACAGGCTGCTGCACCTAAGACCAAACCCTCAGATGCATCCCCCCAGAAAGCAGAGTCTGCTGAACTGGAAGGTGAGGATCTGATTGAAGTGGATCTGACTGCTGATGTAGATGCCCTGATGATGGGCGAAGATCTTTCTGAAGAATTCAGAGAGAAAGCAACCACAATTTTTGAAGCAGCGGTTGTTTCTCGTCTGAATGAAGAGATGGAGCGCGTACACAATGAGTATGCTGCAACTCTCGCTGAAGAAGTAGAAGGAATTAAGACCGATCTTGCTGAGCAGGTAGATGAGTATCTGACCTATGCTGTTCAGCAGTGGATTAACAACAACGAACTCTCGATCGAAAATGGTCTGAAAGCCGAGATCGCTGAGTCGATTGTTGCTGGTCTTAAGCAAGTTTTTGTTGAGAACCACATTGAGGTTCCCGACGAAAAGGTTGACATCGTTGAAGAAATGGTGTCAGAACTTGATTCGATGGAAACAAAACTCAACGAGCAAATTGAAGCAAACGTTGAACTCACCAAGACCATTGGTGCTTATATCAAGAATGGGATTGTGAACGAAATTTCTGAAGGACTCGCTTCAACTGAAAAGGAGAAGCTTCACGGTCTTGCAGAAGGGGTTGAGTTTGAAGATGAAGAGTCATTCCGCAACAAAGTTGGAATGCTGAAGGAATCATATTTCCCCAGCAAGCCTGCTGCGGCAGCAGAGACTGTTGCTGAAGACGCACAACCTGTTGTGGATACAGATATGACGGATTCGATGTCTCGTTACGTCGATGCACTCCGTCGCTGGACTAAGTGAGTTAGTCCCCAATAATATTTCAAAGTACACTTTTTTACTTTTTAGAGGTTAACTGCAATGTTTAATTCCGAGCATCTGCAGGAAAAGTGGGCACCCGTTCTTGAGTGCGAAGGTCTTGATAACATCAAGGATTCTTACAAGAAGAGTGTTACCGCTATCCTGCTTGAGAACCAAGAAAAATTCCTTAAGGAAGAGCGTGGCATCCTGACTGAGGCTGCTCCCACAATGTCGGCTGGTACTGGTGGTTTCACTGGTTCTTCAACCGCTACTGGTCCTGTTGCTGGTTTCGACCCCGTTCTGATCAGCCTGATTCGCCGTTCGATGCCTAAGCTGATTGCTTATGACATCGCTGGTGTTCAGCCGATGACTGGTCCTACTGGTCTGATCTTCGCAATGCGCTCACGCTATGGTACTGATCGTACCAGTGGTACTGAGTCATTCTTCAACGAAGCAGATACCGAGTTCTCTGCAGAGAACGCAGCATCTAACCTGGGTCGTACCGCTCAGAGCGGCAGCAACCCTGGTCTGCTGAACGATGGCGGCACCTACACCGTTTCTGACGGTATGCCCACCGCTGAGTCTGAGGCTCTGGGTGATGCAGCAGGTAATGCTTTCGCAGAGATGAACTTCTCCATCGAGAAGGTCACCGTTACCGCCAAGTCACGCGCACTGAAGGCAGAGTACAGCCTTGAGCTGGCTCAAGACCTGAAGGCAGTTCACGGTCTGGATGCAGAATCCGAACTCGCCAACATCCTCTCCACTGAGGTTCTGGCTGAGATCAACCGTGAGGTTGTTCGTACCGTCTATCGCGTTGCTCGCCAAGGCGCTGCTAACAACACTGCTAACCCTGGTATCTTCGACCTCGACGTTGACTCCAACGGTCGCTGGAGCGTTGAGAAGTTCAAGGGTCTCCTGTTCCAGATCGAGCGTGATATGAACGCTATCGGTCACGAGACTCGTCGTGGCAAGGGCAACATCCTCATCTGCTCTGCTGACGTTGCTTCGGCACTGTCAATGGCAGGTGTTCTGGATTACACCCCCGCACTGGCTGGTAACAGCGGTCTGCTCCCCGACGACAACTCCAGCACCCTGGCTGGTACTCTGAACGGTCGTATCAAGGTCTACGTTGATCCTTATTCTGCTAACGTAAGTGATCGTCACTTCTACGTTGCTGGTTATAAGGGTTCTACCGCTTATGACGCTGGTCTGTTCTATTGCCCCTACGTTCCCCTGCAAATGGTTCGTGCCGTGGGTCAGGACACCTTCCAACCGAAGATCGGCTTCAAGACCCGCTATGGTCTCGTCGCCAACCCCTTCGCAGAAGGCACCACACAAGGCAGCGGTGCTCTCACCGCCAACGCTAACCGCTACTATCGTCGCGTTCTCGTTGACAACCTGATGTGAGTCTTTTCACATAACTTCAAGGGACCCCTGAGGGGGTCCTTTTTTTTATAAATACAACAACTATCCCGTTGGTATAAATGCCTAGAGGTATTATTTCCAAGGTAGATATGCTCGCATATTTGTATCGGCAGAAGCGAGATCTACCTTATTTGTGCAATAGTAAGCACTACACGTTTAGAGAATGTCAAGTGGCAAGTGAAGTTCTCGATCGGGTACTCGATTATGTGAATGAGTTCTCCAACTGAATAAATACTTGAGAACGGAACAACCACAATATAGTAAATGTCTTTCGCTTCTCAAATTGGCAATAGGAATTTCTTGAGTCCTGGTGGCTTCCGTTTTACTCTGGCAAAGTATCCAAAGGTTGCATACTTCGCACAGTCTGCAAATATCCCTGGCATCCGTATGTCGCTGGTAGCGCAAGATACACCATACAGAACAATCAATAGAGAAGGTGTTCTCGATTACGAAAACCTTTCTTTGCGATTTCTTGTGGACGAAGATCTGGAGAACTATATGATTCTCCATAACTGGATGCGTGCTTTGGGCGTGCCAGACAACTATAATGAAAGAGAACAGTTTCAGCAACTAGATATCAATCAAGCAAAAGGTATTGGCGACTTTCCTTTTGCAGATGCTACGTTGTCTGTCTTGGATTCCAATTTTAACCCCAAGTTTAATATTGTATTTAAAGATCTCAATCCAACATATCTGACTACATTGGAATTTGATGGTTCCCTGGCAGACACAGAATATTTCACAGCATCAGTTGAATTTGATTATCTTTCTTACCAAGTCCAAGATCTGTTCGGTAACCGTGTTGACAAACTGAAGTAATTATGGATCCAATTGAAATGGTTAAGCAGTCTTGGGGACAAGACTGTGTTTTTGATGAAGACAGACTAGACAAAGAATCCTTAAAGATTCCATCGCTACACGCCAAGTATCACGACTTCTACTGCAAGTACAAGTTGATCTTGGAGGAGAATCGGATTCGTCTGAACTCGATGTACAAAGAGAAGTGGTTGTACTATACGGGTAAAGCAGATCCAGAAGTATATAAAGAAAGTCCCTTTGATCTGAAAGTGCTGAAAGGGGATCTAGATCTTTTCATTGATTCGGATGATGACATCACGAAACAGAAAATGAAAATTGCTTATTTTGAAACCCTTATAAATTATCTTGAGGGTGTTCTAAAACAAATCAATAATAGAACATTCCACATTAAAAATGCCTTGGAACATAGGCGATTTGAAGCAGGTTTCTAAATGACTGTTATTTCCAAGAAGAACGAGGTGTTCCTAAGGATTGATGCTGAACCGCACATCCATCAAGAACTGTCAGATTATTTCACGTTTGATATTCCCAATGCCAAGTTTCTTCAAAGACAGCGTAAGTATAAGTATTGGGATGGCAAGATTCGCTTGTATTCTCCTGGCACTGGAGAACTATATGTTGGTCTTTACGACTATCTAAAAGAATGGTTTGATAAGAAAGGTTACAACTTCACGGTGAAGGATAATAAGTATTATGGAACACCGAATGAAGTAAGTGAGAATATCACCCCTGACTCCGTATACGGTTTTGTGCGATCTTTGGGTATCCCTTTTAGACCCAGAGAATATCAGTTACGAGGACTTTATAGTGCTCTCAAGCATAACCGTAAGCTTCTACTATCACCAACTGGGTCTGGAAAATCTTTCATAATCTATTGCCTCATTCGGTGGCATCTGCAGTTCAATAGGGAAGTTCTTCTCATTGTGCCAACTACCAGTTTGGTTGAGCAGATGTATAAGGACTTTGAATCATACGGATGGAAAGCAGATGCTCATTGCTCTAAAGTCTATGGAGGTAAAGACCGCTATACACGGTCTCCTGTTGTCATATCTACGTGGCAGTCTATCTACAAAGAACCTCGTAACTTTTTTAACAGGTTTGATGTTGTTATTGGAGATGAAGCACATCTTTTCAAGGCTAAGTCTCTGACAAGTCTTCTCACGAAGATGCACGGATGCAAGTATCGCATTGGTCTGACAGGAACACTTGACGGCACTGAGACACATCAACTCGTTCTTGAAGGATTGTTCGGTCCTGTAGATCGAGTGGTTCGTACTGAGCAACTTCAGAAGGAAGGACATCTGTCTGATCTAAAGATCAACATCTTACTGTGTCGTCACGATTACAGACACTTCGACACATACCAGCAAGAACTGGATTACATCATCACTCACGAAACAAGGAACAAGATTATCACTTCTCTTGCTAGAGATTTGAGTGGCAATACCTTAATACTATTCAACTTCATTGAACGTCACGGTGACCATTTATGGGATCTGCTAAATAGTAAAGGGGAAGGAAAACATTTATTCTTTGTTCACGGTGGCATTGCCGTCGATGAACGAGAGAAGGTACGTCAGATTTGCGAGTCTACTGATAACGCAATTATTCTGGCATCATATGGCACATTCTCAACTGGCATCAATATAAAAAATCTACACAACGTAATATTTGCTTCCCCTTCCAAATCAAGAATTAGAAACCTACAGTCTATTGGTAGAGCACTAAGAAAACACGATTCTAAATCTCGGGCATATCTTTATGATTTTGCTGATGATATTAGCAATGAGAGACATCGTAATTCGACATTGAATCATATGATTGAACGCATCCGTCTTTATAAAGATGAGAAGTTTGATTATTCCATTACTGAAATCAATCTAAAAGGTAAAGATTAACTATGGCAATTAACTACATCAGACACGATGAAGAGTTCTACGGAACTGCAAAACTCCAAAATGGAGATGAGATCGTAGGAAAGATGTGTGTCAGTGAAGACGAAGGACAAGATCTTTTGTTCATCACTCAACCTGCCAAAGTTCATCTCAGCGAGGTGGTGCAAAACGAAAAGCGAGCACAAGCGGTTGGTCTAAAGAAATGGCAAGTGTTTTCTGATGCCGACTTCTTCATTATTCAAGAAGACAAAATTCTCAGCATTGCTCCTCTATCTGAGGAAGCAACGATGATGTATAAAATGTTCGTCCAATCTGAATATGAAGATGTGGATCTAGACGAACTTGAGCTCACCAGAGAAGTTGAAGTAAACGAAACAATGGGACTCATAGGTAGAGTTGAAGAAACTCGTATGAGACTAGAAGATCTCTATAGAAGCTCTTAGAGTTGTTGATCAACCCCGACAGTGTTGATTATAATTAGTTATTGTCAGCGTGTCAAGCTGTTGACAAAATCTTGATTCTCTGATAATGTTTTGTGATGATTAGAGAACAAATCGAATGTCAATCTTAATGTCCAGAAAACCAAAAAATCAGCATTACATTGACAACTCTATGTTTCTCGATGCTTTGGTTGCTTACAAGGCACGGGTGGAGAAAGCTGCTGCAGATGGAAAACCAAAGCCTAGAATTACAGAATACTTGGGAGACTGCTTTCTAAAGATCGCTACCCACCTTTCATATAGACCCAACTTCATCAACTATATGTACAAGGAGGATATGATCTCCGATGGTGTAGAGAATTGTGTACAATATATCGATAACTTCAATCCAGAAAAATCAAGGAATCCTTTTGCCTACTTCACTCAGATTGTTTACTTTGCTTTCCTGAGAAGGATTGCTAAAGAGAAAAGACAGCAAGCAATACGAGAGAAGATCGTAGAGAAGTCTGGTTTTGATCAGGTATTTCATACAGATGACTATCACGACAATACCGTGTATAATGGTATTAAGAGTCGTATCGAAATGAACAACCGCTACTGATGGAACCTACTAAGAATGAACATCCAGAGATTGCTGAGCATAACTGGATTGATGATGCCTTTCGTGTCTATAAAACTAAATATGGTCTGTGGCACAGTGCAGCAAAAGACGGTGAAGAATTAGTAACCGCTATGACTGAAGAACAGTGTATCTCTGGCACCCATTTCTACCTTAAAGGTAGGCAAGAGGGATGGTCCGAAGATAACAGTAGGGTTCTTAATGATGGAAAAGTTGGAGGCAAACTGTGAAAATATTGATGATTACCGATCAACACTTCGGTGTTCGGAATGATAATCAAGTCTTCATTGATAAGTATAAGCAATTCTATTCTGATGTAGTTATTCCGTTCATCATCAAGAACGAAATCAAACACGTTATGTGCTTGGGTGATACCTTTGATCGTCGCAAAAGTATTAACTTCTATTCTCTTGATGCTGCCAAAGAGATGTGGTTTGATCGATTAGAGGAACTTGGTGTTCATATGTGGATGTTGATTGGAAATCACGACATCTATTATAAGAACACCCTGAAGATCAATGCCCCATCGCATCTTCTTTCGGGTTATGACAACATTACTATTGTTGACGAGCCTACTGAGCTTGTGTTTGATAGTCGCAAGTTTCTTCTTCTGCCTTGGATATGTGATGATAATGGACGAAGAACCAGAAGTGAAATCGAAAATAGTTTTGCTTCTGTGTGCTGCGGCCATCTGGAGCTTAATGGTTTTGAAGCTGTCCCAGGTATGGTTATGGAGCACGGTCAAGATCCATCCACCTATGATAAATTTGATCTTGTCTGCTCGGGACACTATCATATGAAATCCCGTAAGGGTAAGATTAATTACTTGGGTAATCCATACCAACTTTATTGGAATGATTACGGACAACGCCGTGGTTTCCACGTACTAAATACTGATACTCTTAAATTGCAGTTTTACGCCAATCCATATACGATCTTTAATAAGATCTACTATGATGACGTTAGCAACTCATATGAAACGATTCCAGATCATTCTGATCTTGCTGGATCGTATGTTAAGTTGGTTGTTGGTGAGAAACAAAATCAAATTTGGTTCGATCGATATGTAAAGTATTTGCAAGACGTTGGTGTTGCAGATCTTAAAATCATTGAGGACTTGAGTCTTGAACTCTCGGATGTCGATGAGTCGATCCAAACTGAAGACACTATGACAATTTTAGAAAGCTACGTTTCAGATCTTGAAGATACAATCGACAAGAAGAACGTTGTAAAGATCCTCAAATCCTTGTATATGGAAGCAATTAGTATCTAATGTTTGTGCTACTCGACAAAAAAACTGGAGGCGTATATGCCATAAATGACGACGAAACTAATGATAAAGTTGTCCAGATTTTTGTTGACATAGATGACGCTTCGCGTTATCATATGATGTTAGAAGAGGCAGAGTATAAAAGAAAACTTGAGGTAACTGAAGTTGAACGTGATGTAGTTGTGGCAAATTGTCTTGCTCACGGTTACTCTTATGCCATTATTACACCAGATGATTTTGTAATCCCTCCATTATGATCGTATTTGAAAAGATTCGTTGGAAGAACTTTTTATCCACTGGTAATCAATTTACCGAACTAAATCTAAATGAATCACCAAGCACCCTTATAATTGGTAGCAATGGTGCTGGTAAATCTACCCTGTTGGATGCATTATGCTTTGGTCTTTTCAACAAACCATTTCGTAAGATCAACAAACCACAACTTGTAAATTCTATTAACGAAAAAGAATGTATCGTTGAGATTGAGTTTACAATAGGATCAGTTTCCTACAAGGTGGTTCGTGGAATTAAACCTGGCATATTTGAAATATATCGGCAGGGATCACTGCTTGACCAAGATGCGGCAAACCGAGACTACCAGAAATATCTGGAACAATCAATTCTCAAACTTAACTTCAAATCTTTTACTCAGGTTGTTATTTTGGGAAGTAGCACTTTTGTTCCTTTTATGCAGCTTCCTGCTGCTCATCGAAGAGAAGTCATCGAAGATCTCCTGGATATCCAAGTATTTTCTCATATGAATATTCTGCTCAAGGAGCAGATGAAAGATACTAATGAGTCACTTCGTGATTGTCAGTACGAACTGCAAATTGCTGAAGAACGAATTACCTCACAACGTAAAACTCTGGATAAATTAACTGCAGTCAATGATGAACGAATCTTGGCACTGCAGGGACAGTTTGATGAGAATGAGAAATCAATGATTAAACTTAAGAATGAAGTTGAAAGCATTCTTAAAGAAATCAGTGATGGAAATTCTTCTAACACAGAACTTGAAAAACTTGAGGCACAGTACAAACGAATCAGTGATCTAATCGTTAAAATTTCGGAAAAGCAAAAGCAGTCTCAGAAAGATTCTGATTTTTTTGACAAGCACTCTCACTGCCCAGTGTGTGATCAGTCAATTGAGGAATCATTCCGTACACTTAAGATTGGTATTCTTAGTAAGAAACGGGATGAGTATAAGAATGCTTCCGAGTCGTTGCAAAAAGAAATGTATTCGATTCGTTCTTCTATGGTTAAGTCTAAAGAACTTGTTGAAGAACTGACTCGCAAACAGTATCGAGTAAATAGTCTTCTCGGTGATGAGCAAAGACTTGTCAAATTGAACACAAACATTCTTCAGGAGATTTCTAAACTTTCCCATACATCAGACATCACTTCTGAGCAAGCAGAACTTCAAAGACTTCTTAACGAACACATTGAAAAGGAACGATCTTGTTCTGAAGTTAGTAAACTCTCAACAGATCTGAGAATCGTATCATCATTGCTCAAAGATGGTGGTATCAAGTCCAAGATCATTTCAAAATATATTCCTGTTATCAACACTTCGATTAACAGGCACCTCTCTAGTATGGATACATACATCAACTTTACTCTTGACGAAGAGTTCAATGAGGTGATAAAATCAAGATACCGCGACACGTTCTCATATAGTTCTTTCTCTGAAGGCGAGAAACAAAAAATAGATCTTGCCCTTTTGTTTACCTGGAGACACGTCGCTAAACTAAAAAACTCCGTCACAACAAATCTCCTCATCCTAGATGAGGTATTTGATTCCTCCCTAGATAATAACGCTACCGAGGAACTTTTGAAAATTCTTAAGGGACTTGGTAGCAATACAAATCTATTTGTGATTTCACATAAAGGGGAAATCCTGATGGATAAGTTCTTAACCACAATCAAATTTGATAAGGTTAATGGTTTTTCCAAATTAGTTGAAAATGTTTGAAGTTCCTTCTTATACAGGATCTGCTAATTTTGAATACCACGATCAATTAAAAGAATCGTTACTGTCACGCAAATCCGAATTTTGTGTGGCAGATAATCTTTTTAATGGTACTGGGTATTCAACTATCAGATCTCAAAATAGAATCCACAATGAGTATCCCTATTTCAGGGATTTTATTGAAACTTGTTTTGCGGCATATGACGACAAACTACAAGTGACTCATTGCTGGGTAAACATCAATGGGAAAGGTGGATACCAACACAGGCATAATCACGCTGGTTGGGACTTTGTTGGTACTTATTACCTGTCTGTTCCAGAATCAAATACTGGTTACTTGAGTTTATATAATCCATCTCCTGTCGTTGAAGCGTTTCATCTTGTGCGCCCATATCACGCATTTACCCATACACATATCCCAACAGAAAAGGATATTCTGATTTGGCCAGGTTATCTAGATCACGAAGTTACATACAATCACAGTAATGAAGATCGATGGAGTATATCCTTTTTGATGTCTCTGGATGAAGATACCAGACGAGATCGATTCCCCTCTATGATTTAACTAATGAAACACATTCTTTTTACCCTTAAAGGTGCTCGCCCAGAACTACTCGATGATGAGGGATTCGTCAGAGATGTCGTCTTTGGTGCTGCTAGGGAATGTAATTCGACTTTGCTTGCTATCAACTCACACAAGTTTGATCCTCAAGGGGTAACTTGTGTGGCAATGCTAGCAGAAAGTCATATTAGTATTCATACTTGGCCAGAACATCATATGGCAGTCTGTGACATTTTCACCTGTGGGGACCACACAGATCCTCAAAAAGGTGTAGACTGGATGGTGCAAGAATTTGAAGCGGAGAATGTTATTGCCAATACATTCATTCGTCCATTAGGATAAATATAACATATGATAGGGATAGGTTACCCTTATGCTTTCTACACAGTATCGCCTGAGAATGGAATTCATTTGTGAGAGAATTTCAAAGGGCGAAGAAGTTCAATTGACTGATATGATCTGGGCAGAAAAGTTGGCAAAATGCAATGCATCTGCTGCTGCTCTTATTCGGAAAGCACGAAGGAAAGCTGCGAATCCAGATATGCAAGAAGGTAGTCTGGATGAATTTATGAACATTATGGACATCGGTGATCCTGATCCATCGAATCATAGAACTGGATTTGGTAGTGCCGATGAGATCGTAGATTGGTTTCAACGGGAAAAACCTGATGATTGGAGACAACGAGATTGACCAGAACACCCTATGGTATGATAATGTTCTAAACAAAATCATTGAGGACAATGAACGTACCGAACTGGCAGCATCATTCCAAGAAGGAACAGAAACGCCACCTAAAACCTCAAGCACTACGCCAAGCCAAGGCAAGGCGTAGACACTTGAAGAACTGTCTACTTCGACCCTCCAGACCGTCTGGGGGGTCTTATTGTATGGAGAGAAACGCACAAGACCAATGACCGTCAACACTGGAGTCAAGGATACCCTCGCCAAACTGCTTGCCACCGAAGATATTGTCATCGAACATAAGCAGTGTGAGACTGCTTCCTTCAACGTAGTTGATCGGGTTCTGGTTCTTCCCATCTGGGAGAAGGCAAGCAATGCCGTGTACGATCTTCTGGTTGCTCACGAAGTTGGACACGCTCTGTTCACCCCTCAGGACTGGGATAACTTTGAGTGCCCTCAGTCTTTCGTCAACGTGACTGAGGATGCTCGCATTGAGAAACTGATGAAGCGTCGGTATCAGGGTCTTCCTAAAACCTTCTATCGTGGTTACCAGCAATTTGATGAGGATGATTTCTTCTCGGTTAAGGGTAATATCGACAAACTCAATCTGATTGATCGTATCAATCTTCACTTCAAGATTGGATCCTTCACTCCGATCCCCATCGATGATAAGTATTCCTATCTTATCGATATGGTTGCCGCTGCAGAAACCTTTGAAGAGGCAGTTGCTGCTGCTCGTGAAATCTGGAAAGTTTCTCAGGAAGAGAAGAAGCAGCAAGAAAAGATCGATGAGTCTCCTACGGGTGAAAGTGGAAACGTTACTCCTGAAAGCAATCAGAGCAATGTAGAGAGTAGTTCCGATGGCGAACAGTCTGGTGGTTCTGCAGGTGAACCCGTTCAAGGTGACACTGAACTGGATGACGAGTCTGAGACTGGCGACGGTGGTGCCGAACAGTATGATTCGGATGAATCCTTTACCGATAAAGCACTGTCAGATAAACTCAAAGAACTGACTGAGGGAGCATATCAAGGTAATGTGTATCTCGATCTTCCCAAAGTTACTAAAGATCAGTTTACCGTTTCTGCAGATCGGGTTCTTGAAATTTGCAAGAACCATTTCACCAGTCTGGATTCGATCTACACTGATGAAGCAACTGCAGATTATAACCAGTTTCGCAAACAGTCTATGCCTGAGGTAAACTTTCTTCTGAAAGAATTTGAGTGCCGTAAAGCAGCGTCAATGTATGCTCGTGCTTCTACTTCCCGTACTGGAGTTCTTGATACTCAACGATTGATCTCCTACAAATTCAGTGACGACATCTTTAAAAAAGTCACGGTGATTCCTGAGGGCAAAAACCACGGAATGATCTTCATTCTTGACTGGTCTGGTTCTATGTGTGATTATTTGATCGATACCGTGAACCAAGTTATTCAATTAGTTTGGTTCTGTCAAAAAGCAAACATCGAATTCGATGTCTATGCATTTACTAATGATGGACTGGCACATAGTTATGTCCCCAACAATGAGATTGATAAAAAGAAAAATGTGATCTCGGTTGAATGGACAACGTTGCTTCACCTTTGTTCTTCCACTCAAACTAAGAAGAATCAGGATGCTTGTCTGCGATACCTCTTTATGAATGCAGGAGCACAGGGCAATCGCCCTGGCACTCACTGGCGTAAGTATGCATTCAACGCAGCACCTGGGTTTGGTCTTTCGGGCACTCCCCTGAATGAGTCAATCATCTTCCTGAATACTTTGATTCGTGATATGAAGAAACGGGCAGAGAAAGTTACTGCGATGGTTCTGACCGATGGTGAAGCACAACCTTCCGCATACAATGCTGCTAGCATTTACGATAACAATCAATTGCATCGCAATGCTATCTACTACCGTTGTTTTCTTCGTGATCGTAAATTGGGTAAAATCTATCCTCGTTTTGATGGTTCTCCCACAATCCAAACTAGGATTTTCCTTGAGAACCTGAAGGACAATCATCCAGATGTAAATATTCTGGGTTTCCGTCTTGTCGCTGGACGAGATGTTACTTCGTTCTTCCGTCATATCTTTGGATATGATAACTATTCCAACGAACTTCAAGAGTACCGTAAGAACAAAGGTGCCATCCTCACCAATGCAGGATACGATTCCTTCTATGTTATTCCTGCCAATACTCAGATTGAAGAATCGGATCTTTCCAGTCTTGAAGAAGGTGCTGATCGTGCCACCGCTACTCGTGCGTTCAAGAAAATGTTCAAATCGAAGCGAAGCAACAAACGCATCCTGACCTCCTTCATTAGGACAGTTGCCTAAGTGTCCACACCACCCCAGATTGGGGTGGAACCACCCCTATACTAAGTAAAGACGAAACAACCCAATGACCTCTGTGACCAACGAAACACTCATCGCTTACCTGCAGCAGAACTTCGGTTCTGAGATCGGTGTTCCCCAACTCCTGTCTGCTGCTGACTATTTCAATGTTTCCCTTCCCACTGTGAAAAAGCGTCTCGATAACTATAAGTCTGGTCGTGGTAAATGGAATCTGACGGTTCAAGAACTTGAGCAGACCTATCAGGCACCTGCTGCTGCCCCTGCAGTAAATGTTACCGAACGGGTTAATCAGAACCTTGTGCCTGCTAAAGATGATCAATTTGTCCCGTTCGG